CGTGGGCATGTCCGCGCATTGGGTGTGGGAAGCCACGGACGCAGCGTGGACGAACGAAAACGCCATCCAGAACGGGCGCTTTATCTACTCGTTCCGTGGCGGCGCGGGTGCGGTGCTGGACCGCTACGACATCGCGGCGAACACATGGGTGAGTGCGCTCACCTACGCCCCGGCGACCGAAGTCTTCGGCGCGGGCACGAAGTACACGTACCGCCACAACTCGATCTACGCACAAAAAGACGCGACGGGCCGATGGATGCGCTTTAACGTCGTGACCAACGCGCAGGACGGATGGTCCACGATGACGTACACCCAAGGCGCGGCCATCGCGGGCGACACGGCGTTCGACGTGCATTACAAAGACGGAGCCACTGAGATCGACTACGTCTACATGCTGCTCAACACGAGCACGGTGATGCTCCGCGCGATGGTGATCTAACCATGACCATCGCCGCCCTGATTGCCATGCTTGAGCGCAAGGTCGTCCACCTGTCGCAGCTCTCCGCGTCTGCGGCAGCGATTGGTGATGTGGCCGCTGTCGAGCGGCTGACGACCGAGATCGAAGAGACAGACCTGACGCTGGCGCAGCTGCGCTCGCTGTAACCTGATCCGAGCTGCGCCGATATGTACTCCCTGCCGATTCTGCACGGCGCAGTCATCGTTGCGGCGCAGCCAGCATCCGGTGTCGCCGTCAGCGCCACCGCGTCCGGCGCTCTCCGTCGCGGTGGCGCGGCAACCGCAACCCCGCGCGTCGCTGAAGGCACGGCCCGCACGCTGAACGGTCGCCCGCTCAACACGGGCATCCTCGGCGGCGAGCCGGTCGTCAGTGGTGGCAATACAGCCAGCGGGTCGGGCCGGATCCGCCGCACCGGCAGCGCGACTGCGTCGTCCCCCGTCGCGGCGGCTGGCGCGGGAGCCATCGTCCGCACCGGGACGGGCGGCGGGGTTGCCCGTGTGGTCGGCAGCACGACGGGCGCGATCTGCCGCACCGGGACCGCACAAGCCGCAACAGTCACATCGGGCAGCGGCAGTGTCAGCGGAGCGATCACGCGTGCCGGTGCGGCGGCAGCAAGTGTCCGAGTCGCAACGTCCGGCAGCGGAGCGATGACGCGTGCTGGTGCGGCGGCGGCGGGTGTTGCTGTTGCCGCGACGGTCGCTGGCGCGGTCAGCCGCACAGGGACGGCCCAAGCGGCGAGCGTGGCCGTCGCAGGCGCGACGGCGAGCGGAGCGATTTATCGTGCCGGGTCGGCGGCTGCTACGGGTCGCGTCCAGGCGTCAGCAAGCGGTGCCCTGCGGCGCACGGGTGTCGCAGCGGCAGAGGTGCGCGTCACGAGCACGAGCACTGGCGCGGTGCGTCGCACGGGCAGCGGCACGGCGGGCGCGCCGAGCGCGAACACCACAGCCTCCGGCGCAATTGGTCGGCGTGGCGCAAGCACAGCCGCCGCGCTGGTGGCGGCAAGCAGCGCAGGAGCCATCAAGCGCACGGGCACCGCTGCCGCCTCGGCGCGCGTCACCGGTGCGAGCGCGGGCAGCATCCGGCGCACTGGCGCGGCGGTCGTTGCTGTGCAGGTCGTTGCAACCACGGTCGGCGCATTGCGTCGCACCGGCACGGCAATCGGCTCGCCGTATGCCTCGTTTACGCCAACGTCGCCGCGCGCCGTCGTCGCCACCCGCGCGCGGCACCTCGGGCACCTCGCCCTTTCCAGTCGGTACAACGCCGCGCTCGCTCTCTCGAGTCGCTACCGCGCCGACGTGACCACAGACGATCCATGAGCACTGTCAATCGCATTTCCACGTGGGACCGACGCACCGGATATGTGCTGCGCATCGCCGCCGGGAAACTGACGGACGCGATCCTCGGCCGCGCCCTCGTTGACGGGGATGCGTTCACGATGTCGGCTCAAGCGTTCACGGATGACGGCGCGGTGACGCCGACGGCGCTCGCGGGCGCGAGCGCGGTGTCGTTCGCCTGGTCAGCGACGGCGAACCAGTGGGCGGCTGAACTGCCCTACGTGGCGGGCAGCATGGACGCGCTGGCGACCGTGCGCGTCGTGGCGACGTTGACCGCGAACGGGACCACGCATGATCTGATGGACGCCACGGTGACGTTCACCCGCGCGGACGGGCGGTAATGCCTCGCCAGCGTGCGTACCACATCTGGACACCGGAAGAGAAGCAGCGGCTGGAATCGATGTCGGCAGAAGGCTTCACCGCTGTCGAGATCGCCGACGCACTGGGGCTGCGGTACGCGCAGATCACCAACATGCGGAAGCAACTGCAGTGCGGGCCAATGATGCTGGCCCCCGGCTCGCGGGTTGTGGCAGAGTACCGCGAGCCGGATGGGCCACTCGTTGCCACGGTCCTTGCGCCAAACATCACCGAAGACGAGTCAACAGAAGAGTTTTTGGCGCGCTATCGCAAGCGGGCGGCGAAGTCCGTCGCGGTTGCGCGGGTGCAGCACTACGCCACGGTGAAGATCGCCAGCGACAAGCCGGTCGGAATCGTCGTGCAGGGCGACCAGCACATCGACGGCACTGGGACGGACCTCGACTTTCTGGAACACACCGCGAAGTATGTCGGGCGCACGGATGGGCTCTACACCATTGACATTGGCGATCTGCTGCAGAACAACATCGTCCACCGCGACAAGGACGTGCGCGCGGTGGCCGATCAGTTGCGGTTCGGTGACATCTACATCGAATGGTTTCGCGGCAAGTGGCTCGGCAGCATCAGCGGGAACCACACCGATTGGACGAAAAGTGTCGCGGGGTTTGATCACGTCGCGGCATTCGCGAAGCGGCACCGCTTTCACTTTGTGCCCGATGAACTGCTCTGGAAAGTGCAGATCGTCAACCCGCACAACGCGGACGAGGTCACGGCTGAGTGGCTCATCGCAACGCGGCATCAGTTCCGGCGGCACAGCAACATGAACCCAGAGCACGCCTGCTACCGCTGGATGGAAGAGCGTGTCACGAAGTGGGGCGTGGTGCCAGACGTGCTCGCCATCGCGCACAACCACACCGCGTGCGTCGGGGTGCGCAACTTTGACAACCGCGACGTGTGGGCGGTGCGGCCAGGCTCTGCGCAGGTTGAGAGTGCCTACGCCCGTGCGAAGGGGTTCCAAGACTTCCGGCCGACCATGCCGACCATCGTCCTGCCGCCGACGCGTGACGAGCGGATCGTCTGCTTCTCGGACCCCGACCAGGCGGTGCGGTTTATGCGCGGCTGGCGTGATGTGGCTGCCTGACGGCGACCCGATCCCGCGCGTCGGCGACGACGCCCGCGAGCGATGGCTGATCCGCGACATACCCCGTGCGGAGCTGGAAGCCTTCATCAACGCGGCGTGCGAACTCGGGTGGGAATTTTCCGAGGCGTTCACGATTCAGGAACCGGAACCGCCGCTAGTGCCCGAAGTGCTGCGGGTGTGGTGCCACGCCGAACTGCCGAAGCCGCGACGGAAGCGGGGACCGGCGGCAAAAAAAGCCGCGCCTGTCACCGCCACAGAATCTGAATGACCCACCGCTGACGGCTCCCCTTGCGGTGTCATGGGGTCGCTGGGCTGTGGGACACTTGACAAGCTGGGTGAAGGTGGACAAGTTCAGTTTCAAGATGGGCTTCTCATCTGGCACGCGGGGGGGGTATGACCTCGTGCCGCAACCCTCACTATGCTCACTGTGCTTGTCAACTCATCCACACGAATCCGCCCTCTGTCGCGTCGGGCACAGCTCGAGCGCACTCGCGTGCGGGCGCGGCTGCTGATCCGAGGCGTGCGTGTGCGGGACGTGGCGGATCGGGCGGGGCTGTCACTCAGCCTGACCTGCTACGTGATTTCCCTGCAACGCCCCGCGACCACGCCAGGCGGTCGCCGGATTGTCGCCGCCGCCGAAGAGCTTTCGGGGCTGACGTGGGACACGCTCATTGCCCCCCTCCCGCGCGGCCAGACATGAGGAAACCCCAGAGAGCCGCGTGGCTCTCTGGGGCAGTCCCACCACGCACATCCCCCACCACAGAGGACGCACGAATGCAAGGTACTGAGACACAGGACGAAGTGCTACCGGCAACGGTTGAAGAGGTCGCGGAGTGGATGGCATCCGCGAGTCCCGCTGCCGTCGAGGCCCAAGCCAGTTGGTGGATGCGTCAGCAGACCGCGCTGACGGCCGAGGTCTGCGCCATCGATGAGCGCGAGGAAGCCGAACTCGCGCTGATCCGCAGCCACTACGCCACGCAGCGGACCCCGCGTGCGGATCGGATCGCCGCGCTGGAGCGGTGCGTGCTGGCGATTGCCGAGCGGCTCACGTTCGCCAAGGGCAAAAAGTCGGTGGCGTTGACGTGGGGCACGATTGGCCGTCGCACGAAGCCGGAAGCCGTCGAGGTCGCGGACGAGGCGCTGGCGCTGGCGTTTGCGAAGACGCTCGCCGGGGGCGTCAAGGTCACCGAGAAGCCGGTGCTGGCCGTCGTGAAGCCTGCGGTGCTGGCCCGTCTCGCGGATGGGGGAGAAGAGGTCGAAGGGTTCACCATCGTGCCCGAGCACGATCTGCCGTACCTGAAGCTCACTTCGCGGGAGGATGCATGACCGGATTCTGGGCGGGGACATTGTTGGGGATCTTCATCGGCTCGTGCGTCGGGGTCATCGTGATGGCATTGGTCAGCGCGGGGGGCGTCGAGGACGCCGCTGAGGACGAGGCACAGCGCCGGGCGCTGCGGGCTCGCATGACGCGGCGCGAGGAGTGGCCGTCATGAGCGCCGTTACGGACGCCATCATCCGCACGCGCGGGCACCTGCAGCACGCGCTGTTGCTGTCCCGACGCCTGGACAAGGCGCTGGTGGACGCGGCGCTGTGCCACGCGGGGGGGTCGCTGGATGACGCAATGGGGAAGGTTGAGTGGGCCGACACTGTCCTTGACGCACTATGCACGCAAGTGGAACTGTGCCGGATCGCCATCGCCCGTGAGGGGGAGACGCAGCAGCCGGTGCAGTCGGAAGAGGTGGCGGTATGACGCGCATCCGATTCCCACGGCGCGCGCTGGCCGCGCAATCCATTGACGCCCGCATGGCCGACGGCCTGTCGGCCGCCATCGCCGCCGCGCTCTGCGTGGTCACGGCGCGGGCGCAGACGCCGGAGCTGGACCCGGACGGGTGGGATTTGTACGTGGCGAGCAAGCATGCGAAGGCGTGCGGGGCGACGCACGGGCAGGTGACGGAAGCGATGCGGGGGGAGGGGTGAGCCTCGACGTCTACCTGTACCGAGAGGCGAGCGGCGCACCGGACGACGACGGCGACGAGATGTTCTGGGCCAACATCACGCACAACCTCGGCCGCATGGCTGACGAGGCGGGAATCTACCGTGCGCTGTGGCGTCCCGACGAAAACGGCATCACGACGGCGGCGCAGATGATCGACCCGCTGCGCGCTGGGCTGTCACGGCTTGAGGCCGAGCCGGAGCACTTCAAGCAGTTCAATGCGTCGAACGGGTGGGGCATGTACGAGCACTTCGTGCCGTTTGTGCGCCGCGTGTTGGAAGCTTGCCAAGAGTACCCGACAGCCCTCGTGCGGGTGTCACGATGACCGACCACCCCCGCTGGTACGAGCGCGACTGCCCCCGCTGCGAGCGGCCCGGCGTCCGCGTGCGGGACGAGGACGGGCGGTGGGTGTGGGTGTGTCCCCAACAGTGCAACCAGGAGACGGACGATGAGTGATCGCACGATGACGGCGGCAGAGGCGGCAGAGGCGTTCCTCGACCACTTCCCCGAGGACAACTACTTCAGCGCAATGTTTCGCAAGAGCACGTTTAACTGGTTCGCCGCGCACTGGCCCAGCGTCGGCGGGGCCGCGCCGAGGGTGGTGACGGGGCGGGAGATGTTCGACGCTCTCCATGACGGCGAGTTCGACTGGTACGAATCCGGCAGGGCGTCTCATGAAACATGGAACGCCGCCGCCGCCCGCCTCACCGCCCGCGCCGGGGCAACTACTAATTCTGCATCGGCTGACAGTTCGGTAGTAGTTACCGAAACCGCTGCCGGTATTCAGACGGTTCCGGTTGCTATCGTCCGGCGTCCGGTGGAGACGACGACGGCGCTCCCGATGCCGTGGGATCGCGGTGTGAGCCGCAGTACGATCATCGTGGCGCAGTGCGAGCCGGACATGCCGTGCCGCCTCATCACGGCGGAGCAGTTGTCCACGTACGAAGCGCCCGTACGCTGGTGCCTCCCCGGTCAGGCGTGGGTGGAACGCACCCCGGTGCAGACGGCGCGGGCGTGGACGGCGGGGGACTGCGAGGCGTGTGTCGGCCAGCGCGTGATGACGGTGAGCGACGAGAACGTGACGAACGCCGATCACTGGAAGGAAGGCGAGACGGCAGAGCACATCGCGACGTGTTTCACGGACTGGGGGATCGAGTGGTATGTCGTCGTCCCCACGCTGGAGGTGTCGCCGTGAGCGCGCCGAGGGAGGTGTGGGTGCTCGTGGATGAGCAGGGCGCTGCCTTCGTGCTTGATGACGGGCACGATGCCGTGAAGGCTGCGCTGAAGTTCCCGATGGACCGTCGCCCGACCGTCCACCGCTACACCCTCGCCACCCCGCCCGCTGTGCGGGAGGGGGTGGTGGGGAACGCTCCCGAACGACTGCGCCTCATTCCTGTCACGTACGTGGATGGAGGTTGGGTGTGGGACGACTGCGTGAAGGTCGAGCCAACAACCATCCCGTATGCGACCGCAGTGGAGTACGTGCGACGGGACATCGCCACCCCGCCCGCCGTGTCCGAACCCTTCGAAAAGATCGAACAGTTGCCCGCTGTTCTGCGCCGGCAGAACAGCGCGGCGCAGACAGAACAGGACACGGAGGCGGTGGTGTGGGTGGATGGGGAGACGATGGCGGCGCTGCATGGTGCATCCATGCGCGACGATGACGGAGAGACTGACTCGGAGACGGGCCGTCTACTTAAGGCCCTCTCGGCCCGCTGCCGCGTCGCACCGGAGGTGGAGTGATGGCTGATGCAATCACGCGGCTGACAGAGTACCTCGCCGCTGCGGGGACGATGCAGGCAACGCACAAGGGGACGCCGCACACGGCGAACGATAAGCCACTGAACTTGTCCGACTTGGCGCGGGTGCTGGCGGTGGCCACGGTGCCGCCGAATGTCGTGCGAGCTGTGCAGCACTTTCGGACCCTCGCGGACATGCATCTAAACGAAACAATCGTGGCAGACTGTGACGCATGGCTGGACAACATTGCCGCCCTGCGCGGCGCGACGGAGACGGGGGAGTGATGGCCGCAATCCTGCTGATCCTCCTCGCCGCGCTGATCCTTGGCGGCGCATCACACGCAGACCCACAGGGGGGACCATGACGACGACGCGAGATCGGCTGCGGGATGCCGTGCAATGGGCTGAGGCCCGTGGCTTCTCGACGCCACGCGACACGCTGACGCTGGACGACGCCCGCCGCCTGGACGCGCTGGTGGAGGCGTGCGTGGAAAAGTGGCATGTGCTGCTCGCCATCCCTGACGTGCTGAACACGAGCGAAGGGCAGCGCATCGCGACGATCCTTGATGCCCTCGCCGCCATCACGCAGGACGACGCGGGGGGCAGGGATGGGTGACACGCACCCGCGCCCGGACGGCGGCGTGAGCTACGGCATCACCCGCGCCACGATCACCCCGCGCTCCGCAGCCGTCAGCGCCGCAAAGGCGTCCACGGCAGCCGCTGGACCGCGCACCCGCACGACGCGGGTAACCTCCCCGTCTGACAGTTCCTCGACGCCCAGCGTGTTCGGGTTGGGGCGGAGGTGGCGGCGGCGGTCAGGCATACCCGTGCTCGCTGATCTCGAACGCTGCCCGGTGCTGCTCCGGCACCGCAGCCAGCGCCCGCTCGGCAGCGTCGCGCGTCTTGTGGTCGAGCGCCTTCACGCCTGCCGCCTTTGCGGCGGCAGCGGCAGCCTTGCGGGCGGACATTGGCAGGGTGCGGAGAGTGAACAGTCCGTAAAGCATTTGCGTGCTCCTCGTGTGGTGTGTGGTGTGCCCTACACGATGAAGTATAGTCAGCGCGTTACGCGCTGTCAAGGGGTGGCGCGTGGCACTTGAAAGATACGCCGTCCGCCCGGTGTCGTACCGACACGCGATGGAGGTGGTGGTACGCCATCACTACCTGCACCGCCGGTGCCCGTGCTCGGTTGCGTTCGGCCTGTTCTTGGGTGACGCACTAAAGGGCGTCGTGTGCTATGGCACGCCGAGCAGCGCCCCTCTTAGGAGTGGACTAGCCGGACCTGAGCACGCAATGAACGTGGTGGAACTGACGCGCCTCTGGGTCTGTGACAGCGTGCCGCGCAACGGTGAGAGCTTCCTGATCGGGCGCACGTTGAAGCACGCTGGCAAGGAGATCGTGGTGTCGTTCGCTGACGCCTCATTAGGGCACGTCGGCACGGTCTATCAGGCGTCTAACTTCTTGTATACCGGTCTCTCCGCGAAGCGGAGTAACTGGACGGTCGAGGGAATCGACTCGCACTGCCAGACGATTGCCGACAAGTACACCGCTGACGAGCTGCGCGCGAAGTTTGGGGAGCGGTTCACGCGCCACCCCCGCCCGCGAAAGCATCGGTATGTGTACCTCAACGCGCATGGCCGACGCCGCGCGGCGCTGTTGTCTGCGCTGCGGTATCCACTTGAACCATACCCGAAGGTGACAACGCAAATACAGGAGCGTGCCGCATGACCCCCACCCCCATCGCCGCGCGGCGGCAGGAGCTGACGAGTGAGTGAGACGACGACGCGCACCGAAGCGCGCAAGCTGGCAAAGACGGTCGAGAGCGTGCTGCAATCCAACGCGGAAGCCGAGCGATACAACGTGCTGACCGACGTGCTGGAGATGGTGCTAGAGGACGCCGAGGCCCGAGGGGCGCAGCGGGAGCGGGAGCGGTGCGTGGCGGCTGTGCAGGCGCTGTACGACGCGACACCGCACAAGCGCCACGCGGACGGGCGGCTGAACTTCGAGTACGACAGCGGATTCGATCAGGGCCGTGAGGATGGGCTTGAAGATGCCATCGAAGCAATCGAGAACCCCACCACAGCGGTGCAGCCGTGAGCGCCCCCGACCTCGCCCACCTCGCGCCCGTCGCGCCGTACATCACGCCGCCGCCGCCGCCGCTGGCGCAACTGCTGCGGGAGTGGCGGGAGTATCGCGGGCTGTCCATGCAGCAGCTGGCCGACCGCGCGGGCATCAGCAAGCAGTGCGTGTTCAAGCTCGAGCACGGCGTCCACCTCCCCGTGATCAGCACGCTCACGGCCATTGCGACCGCGTTGGATCTCACCTGTTCCATCACGCTCGAGCCGCACGAGGATTCCGCCGATGTCGCATAAACTCGCACCCCAACGCACACGCCACCCGCGCGGCGGCACCAGCTACCCGTGGCCGAGAATGGCCGTGGGTGACGCTGCGGTGTTCCCGTGCGGCCCCGACGGCCACCTGAAGCTGCAGCGGCACCTGCTGATCCTCATTCGCAACTGGAAGCGGATGTCCGGCGAAACGCAGCGCAGTTACCGCACATCGCGAACCGGCACCGACATCGTCGTCACCCGCTTTGTGTAAGAGTTGACAAGTCCAGTTTGAGGCAGTACACTGGTCAGACGGACGCTGACCGCAGCGCCGAGGCGCAATCGCCACCACGTTCCACCACGAGGTTCGCATGACCACCACAAGCCGCTGGGCCACCAGCGGCATCACACGCCCCCCGAAGCTGCTGATCTACGGCACGCATGGAGTGGGCAAGACCACCACGGCGGCACAGTTCCCCGGCGCGATGGTTCTGCGCGCCGAGGACGGCGTTGCGGGGCTGAACGTGCCGGTGTCGCCGGTCGTCAGCACGTACACTGAAGCCGTCGGCTGTCTCAGCGACCTGTTCTCGATGCCGCCTGGCACGCTCGTCGTAGACTCCATCGATGCGCTCGAGTCGATGGTGTGGGCCGAGACGTGCAACCGGCTTGGCGTCGCCAGCATCGAAGCCCCCGGATACGGCAAGGGTTACACCGAAGCCGACTTGGTCTGGCTGGAACTGCGGCGTGGCTTGACGCTGCTCAATGAGGCGGGCTGGCTCATCATCCTCATCGCCCACGCGCAGATCGTGCAGTTTGATGACCCCGCGACCGAGTCGTACAGCCGTCACGTCATCAAGCTGCACAAGCGCGCCCGTGCGCTGTGGTCCGAGTGGGTGGACGTGATCGGCTTTGCGCACTGGGAGAACACCGTCCAGTCGCGCAAGGGCGACGACAAGAAGGTCCGCGCCACCGGCACGGGCCGACGCGCCATCGCGCTGCAGGAGTCACCGGCCTACGACGCGAAAAACCGCTACGGGATGCCGCCGATCCTCCCGCTTGACGCCACGCATCTCCTGAATGCCCTGCACGCGGGTGGCTGTCCGCTGCCTGCACCCACTGCTTTCACCTCCGAGGTCTGATCATGTCGTTCTACACCGCTACCAACGCCGCCCCGCGCCCCGAGCGCGCCTCCGTCCTCCCGCAGGGCACCTACCGCGCCGTCATCATGCGCGCCGAAATGAAGCCGACCAAGCGGGGCGACGGCGAGTTTCTGGAACTGGAGTTCGTGGTGCTGGAAGGCGAGCACACGAACCGCAAGTTCTGGGATCGGCTCAACCTGAAGAACCCGAACGAAACTGCCGTGCAGATCGCGCGGGAAGCGATGGACGAGCTCTGCTTCGTGACTGGCAAGCTGTCGCTCACCAGCGCGCAAGAATTGGTCGGCTCGACCGTCGCGGTGCAGTTGAAGGTCAAGCAGAACAGCCAGACGAAGGAACCCGAGCAGGCCGTCGTCCGCTTCCTGAAGGACACGGGGCCAGGCACCGTGGCGGCTGCGCCGACGCGGCCCACGCCGACGCCTGTGGCATCGAACGCCGTCCCGGCATGGGCCCAGCCCCGCCCGGCCGCGTGATCTTGCGCGACTACCAGTTGGCAGCGGTGGATGCCGCTGCCAACTGGGCGACCGCCCGCCCATCAGATCACGGCGTGATCGTGCTCCCGACCGGAGCCGGAAAAACTGCGGTGATGTCTGGCCTCGTGCAGCGGGTGCGCGAGGCCGATTCGTCTGCACGCCTGCTGATCCTCGCACACCGCAAGGAACTGCTGCAGCAGAGCATCCAGACGGCGTGGCGCATGATGCCCGCATCCGATGTGGGCATCTACGCCGCGTCACTGCGGCGGAAGGATCGGAAGTCCCCGCTCACGGTGGCGAGCATCCAGAGCCTACTGCGCGATCCTTACGCCATCGGGGCGCAGGATGTCGTGCTGATCGATGAGTGCCACCTCGTGCCGCCCGACGCCGACACCGGCTTCCGCAAGACGCTGGCGGGGCTGCACGCGATGCGGCCCGACGTGCGCGTGATCGGCCTGACCGCGACGCCGTATCGGCTCGGCAGCGGGCTGCTGCACACGGGCGAGAACTCGCTGTTCAAGGGGATCATCTACGAGGTCGGCATCCCCGAGCTTCTGCAGCAGGGCTACCTCTGCCCCGTGCGCCCGAAGGCCACGCACGCGCGGCTCTCGACCGCTGGTGTCGCGGTGCGTGGCGACTTTGTTCCGGCGCAACTCAGCGCCGCCGTGGACATCGACAGCACCACGCAAGCCATCGTCGCGGAGTGCGTGCAGAACTTTCAGGATCGTCACTGCTGGCTCGTCTTCGGCTGCAGCGTCGAGCACGCCGAGCATCTTGCCGCCGCATTTAACCAGCGCGGCATTCCGACGGAAGCGGTGCATGGCACCATGACGGATTCTGAGCGCGACATCGCACTCTCGAGATTCCGCAGCGGCGCGCTGCGCTGCGTCGTGACGTGCGAACTGCTCACCACGGGCTTCGACCATCCGGCCATCGATGCCATCGCGCTTGTGCGGCCCACGAAGTCGGCAGGGCTGTTCTACCAGATGTGCGGGCGGGGCTTTCGGCCGCACCCGAGCAAGATCGATTGCCTCGTGCTCGACTTTGCGGGGAACACGATGCGCCACGGGCCGCTTGACACGATTTCCGAGCGCATCAAGGATCGCGCGCCTGGGGACGGTATGGGTGTCGCGCCTGCGAAGGAGTGCCCGAACTGCGAAGCCATCGTGCCCGCGAGTGCGCTGGTGTGCCCGCACTGCGAGCACCAGTTCCCCGCACCGAAGCCGAAGCTGGAGCGCGAGGCGAGCACCGCGCCGCTCTTGTCGTCACAGGTCGCCGTGAAGATTCCCGAGTGGCATCCGGTGAACGGCGTGGTCGTGCATGAGACCTCCCCGCGTGATGTGACGAAGCGGCCGACGCTGCGCGTGGACTACCTGAGCGGCCCTCGCACCGTCGCGAGTGAGTGGGTGTGCTTCAGCCACCCGCAGGACGGCTACGCGTACAGCAAGGCGCGGCAGTGGTGGCGTGAGCGGTTCGGGGATCGAGACTGCCCCGTGAGTGCCTTTGATGCGGCGGTTGACATCGACAGCCTGCCAGAGTTCTACATCCTGCCCTCGGAGATCTGCGTGGCACAAGATGGGGAGTACCAGCGCGTCGCGGCGGTGCGCTGGCCCGGGGACCGCGCGCGCCGAATCGCGGAAGCGGCGTTTCAGGCAAGCAAGAACACGGCGCTGCCGAAGGCATGCTGGACGTGCGCGCATCTGGACGGCGACGGGCGCTGCACACTGGCTGCAATGGTGCCGCCGCCCGAGGTGCAAGCCGTGGGCTGCGAGATGTACGACGTCCAGCACGACGCTGAAGTCTTTGCGATCAATGCGGTCTACCATGATGAGGTGCCGTTCTGATGACACGCGAGGAGTTCTTCGCCGCTGGCGGCACGGTGGACGTGATCCATCGCAACCCACCTGAATCGCGCCGCTTGGCGACTGTGACAGTGAACGGGCGCACCGTGCGAGGACGCGGGGCATCCATAGACGAAGCCATCGCACGCGCGGTGGCGCAGTTGCGCGCATGACCGCCCTCCTCGCCGCCGCCCAAAGCTATGCCCAACGCGGCTGGCCCGTCTTCCCGCTCGTGTGGTGGGACGGGGACGCGTGTAGCTGCGGCGATCCTGCGTGCCCCTCGCCAGGCAAGCACCCGTACTTCGTGCTCGCTCCGCGTGGGTTCTACAACGCCACCACCGATGCGGACACCATCAGCCAGTGGTGGGCGCGTGAGCCGCGCTGCAACATCGGCATCCGCACTGGCGCTGAGTCTGGGCTGCTCGTCATCGACGTGGACACCCGCGCGACCAAGGATGGCGAGCAGACGCTGCGCGAGATCACGCGGGTGGTGGGGCCGCTGCCGGACACGGTCGAGGCGATCACCGGCAGCAAGTCGCGGCACCTCTTGTTTCAGTACCCCGGCCACAAGGTCGCCGCCAAGCTGGGCGAGGGCATCGATGTCAAGAGCGACGGCGGCTACATCGTTGGCGCGCCATCGAACCACATGTCGGGCTTTGACTACGTGTGGAACGCCGACCAGCATCCCGACGACGTGCCGGTCGCCGCGCTGCCTGCGGCATGGCTCACGCGGTTGCAGCGATCCGAATCGGTCGCGCTGGTCCCAGCGACGGCGGGGGAGGTCTTTTCCCCCTACCTTATCAAGAAGATCCGCTCGGCAACCGGCGTGCTCTCGCCGGACGATTACGACACCTATGTCGGCGTCGGCATGGCGCTGCACCACGAGAGCCGGGGCCACGATATGGCGTTCGGGCTGTGGTGGGAATGGTGCTCGAGCTGGGTGGCCGTCAACCCGCAGACGAAGAAGGCCAGCCTCACCGAGGTGCGCCGCCATTGGTCGGGCTTCGGCAAGACGACGGGCGATCCACGCACGTTTGGCTGGCTCTGGCGGTCGGCCGAGGCACAGGGCTGGATCGCGCCCGAGGCTCCGGTGCCCGTGGTGCGCCCCAGCGCCCCGCTGGCGACCTTCGACGCGCGGTGGGCGACGGACGCTCCCGGCATGCTCGGAACGGTCGTCCGGTGGTCACTGGCGACCGCGCCGGTCCCTGTGCCGGTGTATAGCCTCGCGGCGGCGCTCGCCCTCGGTTCCGTCGCGAGCGGGCGGCAGTACCAGATGCGCGGGACGTTCAGCCCGCTATTCCTGCTCGTGTCGGGCCGCACGGCGTCGGGCAAGGATCACGTCAATTCCACGATCAAGGCGGTGCTGAGAGCGGTGGACCGCTCCCTGCTGGGGCCAGGGGAGTTCGCGTCCGAGTCAGCGGTGCTCTCCACGCTGGCACACCAGCCGCAGATTGTGTCGGTTATGGACGAGTTCGGTCAGCAGTTGAGCGGGGCCAAGGCGCAGGGCATGGCGCACAAGGCTGGGGCGCTGCGGCAGATGATGGTGTCGTGGAGCTCGGCCTCGTCCTCGATGGAGGGCAAGGCGCTGTCGTCGCTTGGCATGAAGCCCAGCGACGTGCGCCCGCCTGTGTCGATTGAGCGGCCGTGCCTCGTCCTCGTCGGGCTCACCACGCCTGTCCGGCTGCACAAGGGGCTGGAGAGTGATCACATCGGCGACGGCTTCCTGAACCGCTGGCTGCTGCTCGAGCATGACGAACCCCGCGAGACGGCTGATGCCAAGACGCTGCCGCCGGTCCCCGAGGGGATCACCGAGTGGATGCGCCGCGTGGCGGCTCCGCGTGGCGATCTCCCCCGCACGGCTGGCACCGCACCGGCGGCGCTCGAGGTGCCGGTGGACGACGACGCGCTGGCGCTGCTGCGCACCCTCGCACATGACGCCACGGCCCGCGACAACGCCCTCGACGCCGCGCTGCAGGGGCTCTGGGGGCGGGCTGGTGAGCAAGTGGCGCGCGTGGCGCTGATCGCGGCGCTGGCCGATGCCGAGACGCCCGTGCTGGCGCGGGTGAGCGTGGCGCATGTGCAGTGGGCCCACCGCGTGGTCTGGTGGAGCGTACATCGGCTGGTCGCAATGGCGCAGGACCGGCTGGGCGACTCCCCGTTTGAACTGATGCGGTCGAAGGCCTTGGCGGCGGTGCAGGCGTCGGGCACCACGGGGCTTTCGCGGCGGGAGCTCATGCGAGGCGCGATGCGGTCGCAACCGGCGCACAACGTGGATGCCGTCATGCTGGCCCTGCAAGAAGCCGGGCAGGTGCGTGTGGGCACCAGCGGGGCGAAGAATCGGGCACACTACTGGGCGGGGGACGACGAGGAGGGGGAGTAGGGGTGTGCTCCAGTACATGAACGGTGAACGGGGCCATGCATTCCACTGCATGGCCCCGTTTGTCTGTCAGACCCCTGTGTTACGCCACCTCCGCATGCTCGACCACCCACTGCAGCACGTCGAGGTTGTCGAGGATGTCCCCGATGCAGGCCCACGGGACCAACTGCTTGGCAATCGTCTCGCAGGCGTACTCCAGACGCCACCGCTCAGCGAACTCCGCAGAGTCTTCGGGGTGTGGCCGCCCAGACTGCACCACGGCCTCGTAGCGTGGCATGTGGGCGGCGAGGGCGGCGAGGGCTGCACTCGCCGCGTTGAGGGCGTCCTGCGTGATCGTGAGGCGCGCGGGGGGGATGTTCAGCGTCATGGCCTGGTCACAGTGATGGTGAGGTGCGTGGGGGAGACATCGATGCCTGCGAGGGAGCGGAGCCAGTTGGCGGTTTCTTGCCGCAGCGGCGAGCCCGCCAGCCAGCGGCGCAGCGTCCGAGGATCACAGCCCATCACCAAAACGGCGAACTGGGCTTGCGTGAGGCCGGTGAACTGGATGATGGCGCGCAGTTCGGCGGGGGTGATGATGGGTGGTGTGTCCATCGTGGTGGTGTGCGTAGGGGGAGGGAGGGGAGGGGGGAGGGGGGGGGAGGGGGGTGTCCCCTCCTCGACCCGCATCCGCCGGTCGAGGAGGAGGGCGATCTCGCGCGCCGAGATGTCGTTGCACTCCCGCGCGGTGTGTCGGCCCGACCGGCAGCGCATGATGTACCACGACGCGTGCTCGGCAGGCTGCAGCACATACCGCTCAGGCTCGGCAATGGTGGAGAGCGTGATCGTCCCGAACCCGTCATAGTCACGCGGGGCGGTCGTGTACAGCAGCACATACGCCTGTTGGGTGACGATGCTCGAGTCGTCCAGGTCGAGGACAGTGAGGCAGATGCTGGTCGGGGCCGTGGTCGTCATTGGTCTGTCGGTAGTGGTGTGTGGTGGTGTTGCGTGGTCCGCCAAATAGGGCGTAGCGTCCGGAGCCTGTCAAGGGGTTTTTTGGGTTCAGCCCGAAATTTTTTCCATTTTCCAAAAAAAAGTTCACTGGGTTTCTGGGGACGCCCTGCGCGCGGTTTTCCATGGAAATCAGAAGCTTCTAACATTAGACGGCTCTCACATTAGAAGCTTCTAACATTAGACGGCTCTCACATTAGACGGCTCTAATGTGAGATGGCTCTAACATTAGACGCCTCTAATGTAAGACGGCTTTCACCACGCGTGGTGCGTGGTCGCCTGATGCGTGCTAGTGCCGACACCACGCGCGCGCGTGCTGGTGACTGGTGCGTGCGTACTAGTGGCTAGTGGCTAGTGCGTGGTGGCTAGTGGCTAGTCGGTTGCGTTGTGCATGGTTCGTTGCGTTGTGCGTGGTGCGGAAACGACCACGCGCGACACGGTCTATCGACCGGCCGCGCGTGGTGCGTGTTCCATCATTCCCCCGGTGTGGTGTAGTCTGTCGTGCGTGGTGTCTGCACCACAAAAGGGCCCCATACTGGCGGCCGTTTGTGGTCCTGCAGACGGTTAGATGTCGTCGTCGTCGTCCGTCGGCAATTCTATTTCGATCACTTCACAGAACCCGTCGTCGCCCCATACACCTTGCGCGCGGTTCTCGGTTTCAATGTCGTCAGCGACAGTTTGCGCGTCTTGCTCAGTTTCAAAGGTGCCGAGATGCGTAAACGCCCCGCATGCTTCTCCCCCGTTATCCCAGTTTATCACATACCGCCTAGTCGTTGGCGCGTGCCGCGCGTCGAATTCGGCCGCGCGTGCATAGTGTGCGTCCAATTCGTTTGCCGCCTGCAGCTTTTCGTCGTCCGTCATCATTCCCCCGGTGTGGTGTGTGGTGTGGTGTGCGTGGTCCCCGCAACACAAAATAGCCCCGTACTGGCGGCCGTTTTGTGTGTGTGCGTAAGTGCTCAGTCCAGCACGAACCCGGATGTATCACGTTGCGCCTTGCGACCTTTCGCCAACAGACCGACCACGACGCCGCGTGGGTCCAGAAACCGTAGATCGGTCGCGAGTCCGTCGATCACCTGGCGACCGTTCCACGTCTGTGGCAACGTCTTTCGAAAGACGACCGCTACGTTGTTCCCCGCGTCGCTCTCCGCCCGCGCGTGCGTGTCGTTATGCTCGGCACGCGAAAACGTGAGCGTGTAGTTCGTCGGCAGATTGCGGCGGTTCGGCAGCTTGGTGTAATCGTAAAACGTGATGCCGGGAAAGGCTGACATAATGTTGGGGAACGTCACACCATCACGGACGCACGGTTCGTTTTCCCACCGGATATCACTAGTGGCATTCAGGCGGAAGCAGGGAATCAGGCCACGACGCGCGGCCGTGCGGATTGCGCGTTCCACGTCCCGGACCAGTGCCAGCATAAACGTGTCGCGGTCGTTGAAAAACCACAACGTGCGGCGCTTGCGACACTCACGCACCGCGTTCGTCGTCTCGCCTTTCTTGATGATGGCGCTGTGGCCTGAGTGTTCCCCGAGACAGACGGCCGTGCAACCAGCCGAGGCCATTGGACAGACTTGGAAACCGGATGACCGAGCCGGTGCAAAGTGCAGGAGAAAGGTTTGGTAGCCTGCAGCCTCGCCGAGCAACGCCTTTGGGTTTGACGTTGTGAGGAGGGAACCGAGGATCCCGTTCTCCCGCGCGGCTCGAGTGGCGCGTGCGGCGGCGCGTGCGGCGGTGTGTGTGGTGCGTGGCATGGTGTGGTGTGGTGTGTGGTGTGGTGTGTGGTGTGGTGTGGTGGGTTACAACGTCTCACGCATGTACTGAATTGACACCGGACCAAAAATGTCGGGAGAAAATTCTCGCGACCACTCGAGCGCGACACGTCGCGCAACGTGATAGTCGGTAAACACGCGAGATTGCGCGGTGGGCCCATTGCGGTAGGCCATCCGGACCACGTAGTGCGTGGCCTCCTGTCGCGTGCTGCATGGGACGATACGAAAGGTGGTAGACATTGCCCTGGTGTGTGGTGTGGTAGGTGGTGTGTGACGCTATGCCATATCGCACACCGCGTGCCACTATAGGACAGTACGGCCTACAGTAGGCAATGTGGATAACTTTGTGGATAACTCGGACTAGGACGCTCTACGCTATTGCAAAATGCAATACCTGTGGGTGTAGTAGTGTTGCAAAATGCAAGACAACGCATCGTCCCCGTACTTTTCCACATTTCTGGCGCTCGAGTGTCCGGAAACCGGACGGCAAAACTTGCCGAGTGTCGCAGCAGCGCCACAACACAATGTTGCGCACGCGCCACACAATCGCCCGGCAAGTCTTGCCGGTTTTGTGCAAGTGGCCGCTTGCATTTTGGTTTACATAACATCCCTTATCGGCTCGGCATGTTTGCGAGCTCGGTCGGTCGGTCGGTCAATTTTGCCGCGTGGTCGATGCCTGGCGCGCGTCTGCGAAAGCGTGCCAGCGTGCGCAGCCGCTCGAGCTGGCACACTTGGCCCCCCGCCCCGCCCCCCCAAGCCGAGGAGACAGATGGGCCGGGCCCCCTCCGCCCCCGAACTTTGCCGGACGGGACGTCGGCCCTAATGGTCGAGCTTGCTCTACTGGGCAGCACTGGACTCCACCGGGCAGCACGCGGCTCTACTGGGCAGCACGCGGTGTGTCACGCAGGGGGGCGTCACGCGGGGTGGTGCACGAGCCGTAAACAGATGCTCCAACTGTCACATCTTCGTGTGACAGTTGGTGACAGTTGAATGGCTGAGTCCGGCAAACTGTCACAACTGTCACCCAACTGTCACACCCATCGTGTGACAGTTGAATGGATGAGCTCGGCTGCTCGTAAGTCTATGATCTATATAGAGATAAAAAAAAATTTGGTTATCATATTATGAGAGAATCCCCCAACTGTCACACTGTCACAGGGGTAATACCCCCTAGATCATTTATTAGAAGGGACTCACCGAAACAGTGGGCCTTATAGGACATGGCGGCCCCGGAGAGGGCTGGTTTCTGGGAACGCCAACTTTTCATGTGACAGTTGTGACAGTTGCCCTCGGCGGGGTCCAGTATTGCACGGGACGCGGGCACCGCGTAGCCTTCGGGCTATGCCCACTGCCACCACCACGCGCGCCCCCGCGCCCCAGCGCCCTCGCATCGCGGAGGACGTGATCCAGGCCGAGCTGGTGCGCTGGTGCCGGTCCCATGCGGACGCGCGGCTGCACCGCATTTTCCACATCCCGAACGGCGGGCAGCGCGATGGCCGCTCGGGTGGGCTGATGGTCGCCCTCGGCGTGCGGCGTGGCATTCCGGACCTGTTCCTGCCGCACATGACCACGCGGCAGGTGGCAGGCATGGCGGTGCCGGTCGGCGGGCTCTGGCTGGAGATGAAAGCGGCCGACGGCGTGACCAGCCCGCAGCAGAAGACGTGGCTGGCGTACTTCGACGCGGCGGGCTACGCCACCGCCGTCGCGTACAGCCTCGAGGAGGCCCAGGCGGCGCTGTGCGGGTATCTGGGCATCCCCACGCGCGGGAACGCGGGGGCCGACACGGGTGACTGAGCCGCCCCTGTCCCCTTTCCTCTCCCGCGTGGAGGAGGCCCGACCCGTCGTGGTGGTCGCCCCCCCGCCGGTGGAGCCCCTGCAGGAGCCGCTGGAGGCGCTGACGGCCTTGCCGGTAGGGGATGGGCGCAAGGCGCGCGGACGGCCCCGCTCCGACGTGGTGCGGGCGGTCGGCACCTCCCAGCGCGGGGAGATGGTGCGGAGTGCGGTCACGGCGGCGAAGGGGGTCGAGGCCATGAAGGAGGCGAACCGACTCAAGCGGGAAGCGGCGGCAGCGGTCGGGCAGTCCTTGACGCGCAACGTCCCGAAGCGGACCCCGCTGGCCGTCAAGGAAGCGTGCCTGCTGGCCTTCGACGAGCGCATCCCGATGCTGATGGAGATCGCTGACACCGCGCCGCTCATGGCCGACCGGATCCGCGCCATCGACCTCTTGGCGCGCTACGGCGGGCTGGCGACTGTCGAGCTCACCCTCGACCGGCCCGTGGCGATTGCGATCATGGGGCTGGACATGGCTCCACCGCTCGCCCCGATGGGGGATGGGCGCGAGATCGGCGTGGTCGAAGCGCCGTTGGCGTCGTGACCCGCGTGCTCAAGCAGCGCGAGGCGCTGCCGACCACCCTCGACATCCGGCTCTCGCCCCAGCAGCGCGCGGTCCTCGCCAAGCAACGGCAGCACCGCTTCCTCGTGCTGATCGCGGGCCGTCGCTGGGGCAAGACCCGCTTCGCGATTGCGGTGCTCGCGATTGCCGCCGCCGAGAAGCCGAAGAGTCGGAACTGGTACATCGCGCCAACGCGCGAGATGGCGAAAGACATCTGCTGGGACGTGCTCCTCGAGGTGATGCGTCCGCTCATCGTCGCGGTGAACGCCACCGAGCTCACGGTGACGCTCGCCAACGGCTCGACGATCACCCTCAAATCCGCCGACGAGCCGGATCGCTTGCGAGGCCGCGCGCTCGACCTGGTGGTGCTGGACGAATTCGCGCAGATCGCGCGCGAGACGTGGGACGCGGTGATCCGACCGGCGCTCGCGACCACGCAGGGGAAGTGCGTCTTCATCGGCACGCCGGACGGGCGGGGGTGGGCGTATGAACTCTTCCGCGCGGCGCAGCAAGACACGACGGGGTACTGGTGCGCGATTGCCCAGACGACCGCGCAGGGCGGCTTCGTGCCGCAGGAAGAACTGGAAGAGGCGAAAGCCTCGATGGATCCGCGCATCTACCGGCAAGAGTTCGAGGCCACGTTTGAGTCGGCGCTCGGGCGCGTGCATGACGCGTTCCTGTGGGCCCCGCACCCAGCGGGCAATGTGAGCGCGGACGTGTCAGACGATCCGCTGCTGCCGCTGTTGGTGGGCATGGACTTCAACGTGCATCCCATGTCGGTGTCGCTCGCGGTGAAGCGCGGCAAGCAGTTGCATGTGTTCGACGCGTGGCAAGTGCCGACCTCGAACACGGAAGAAATCTGCACGATGCTGGTGGACCGCTACCCGAACCGGCTGGTGCGTGTGTACCCCGACCCGTCGGGCAACGCGCGCAAGTCGAGCGCGCCGGTCGGCCAGACAGACTTCACCATCTTGCGCCGCCACGGCTTCAACGTCCTCGCGCCGATGAAAGCGCCAGCGGTCGCGGATCGCATCAACGCGGTGAACGCGCTGCTGTGCAACGCGAAGGGGGAGCGCAACCTGCTGATCCACCCCCGCGCGGTGACGCTGCTCAAGTCGTTGGACGGCTTGGCGTACAAGCTGGGCACGAGCCAGCCGGAAAAGGCCGGGGGCTTCGACCACGCGTGCTTTGATGGCGACACGCTGGTGGAGACACCCGCTGGGGTAGTGCCTATCGCCTCGCTGCCGCCCACGGGCGAGATACGCGGCCCGACCGGCGAGTGGGTGTCGTATGTCGGCGCAGGCATCACGAAGCGCAACGCGGAAGTGGTCGAGGTGACGTTCGCGTCAGGCTATCGCGTGATCTGCACGCCTGACCACCAGTGGCTGACGACACAGGGGTGGATGCGCGCGGTGGACATGGATGCGACCACCGATTACATTGAGGTATGCGATATACAATCCTCAGTGACACGAAGCAGCAGTTCGACGGCCTCACCTACTATCGGTGCGGCACCTACTTCCAGCGCGCTGGCGTGCGGCTGCATCGCGCTGTGTACCTCGCGGTGCATGGGGCAATTCCCGATGGCGCACACGTTCATCACGTCGATGGCGACCCAGCCAACAACGCACCGGACAATCTCGTCGCCATCCACCCCGCAGCGCACGGCGCGCTTCACGGCAGCGAGCCTGCACGACAAGACAACGCCCGACGAGCACTGGGACACGCACGCGACGCCGCTGCCGCATGGCATCGCAGCGATGCCGGTCGCGCATGGCACCGCGAGCACCATGCCCAGCACAGGGATGCACTCTATCGCACCCTTCGCGCCGTCTGCACCCACTGTGGCGGCGAATACGACACCACCCGCAGAGTCAAGACTGCATTCTGTTCACGCAACTGCAACGCAGCCGCACGCCGCGCATCCGGCGTGGACAATACGACCAGAACTTGCACGCATTGCGGCGCAGCGTTCACCTGCAACCGCTACTTCGCCACACAGCACTGCAGCAAGCGGTGTAGCGCGTTCACACGGCAGCATCGTCTCCGTTCGTCCGGTTAGCGCGCGGGATGTGTACGACGTGTGTGTGCCCGATGTCGGTGCGTTCGCACTGGCGTCGGGCATTGTTGTGTCCAACTGTGACGCGCTGGGCTACCTCGTCTGGACCGCGTGCAATCCGTTGCGCGACTATCGCATCGACCTCGCCTCATTCTCCCGCTGACCCCGCTGACCATGCCGCTCCAAGCGCCGGAATCTTTGCCTGACTTTGTGAAGCCTGTGGTGGCCGCGCTCAGGCCTGCGCGCCGCCGCTCACTGCTGCTGTGTGGCGGCACCGACGCGGTCCACGCGGCGGGCGAAGAGGTGCTCCCGAAATGGACCGGCGAAGAACCGGCGGCGTACAAAGTGCGGAGCACGCTGACGGAAGTCTTCGACGGCTACGGGCGCACGCTGGAAGCCGCTGTGGGGCTGTTGTTCGGGGCAGGACTCGACATTGCGGACGACTTGCCCGACGCGTTGGCGGTGCTGGACACGGACGCCGATGGCGAGGAGACGACGCTTGACACGATTGGGCGACGGCTCGCGACGCATTACGTGCGCGAGGGGGTGGCGGCGGTGCTGGTGGACTTCCCTCGGGTGGACGCGCCAGGGACGCTGAGTGTCGCTGATGTGCAGGCGCAGGCGCTGCGCCCGTATCTGGTGCCGATCAGTGCGATGCAGATTCTGTCGTGGCGCGAGGCGCGGCGTGGCGCGGAGAAGTTCCTCACGCAGTTGGTGATCGCGGAGAACGTCGAGGTGGAAGTCGATGCGTTCGGCACGAAGACCGAGACGCACTATCGCATCTTCCGCCACGACCTCGCGAGCGACGAAATCACGGTCGAGGTGGTGAAGCTCGTCGATCAGAACAACATGAAAATCATCGTCGTGGTGCAGCCGATGTCGCGGATCCTCGGGCCGGATCGCATCCCGCTGGTGTGCTCGCCGCTGACGAACGGGCCACCGCTCGACCGGCTGGGCTGGCTTAACATCGGGCACTACCGTGTGAGTGCGGACAACCGCTACCTGATGAGCATCTGCCACGCGCCGACGCTGACGATCACGCACAGCGACTTTGAAGACAAGACCAAGGTCAGCATCGGGCCGAACGCCGTGATGCGCCTGACGGGCGAGCAGGAAGCCTCGTGGCTGCAGGCGGATCCCAACGCGTTGCTGTCGTCCGAAACGACGATGCAGCGGATCTCGGATCAGATGGCCGCAATTGGGATGGCGTTCCTGTCGCGGGACAAGGCGTCCAACAAAGAGACAGCGACAGGCCGCAAGATGGACTCGACGGCCGACCGTGCGACGATTGGCTCGCTGGCGGACGCCGTGAGCGACGTGTTGACGCGGGCGCTTTCGATGGCAGGCCAGTATGTCGGCGTCACTGGCACGCCCGAAGTGCTGCTGGTGCCGGACTACGATGTCGCGCGGATGGACGCGCCGACGATTTTGGCCCTTTCGACCCTTGCCACGCAGCACCAGATCACGCTCGAGACGCTGCTGACGACGCTCAAGGCGGGCAACGTGCTGTCTGACGCGCTGGATGTCGAGGCGGAAGTGGCGGGCGCACTGGTGGCGCGCGCGGATGATCCGGCGCTCGACACCAACATCGACGGGCAGTTGCCAATGGGGTCACCGAAGAAGTCGCCCAGCAAGCCGATCACATGACCCCAGAGCAACTGGAGCGGGTGCTGCGCGGGCTGTCACCGCCCGTGCGCGCCGCGATCTTGGCACAACTCCTCCAATGGAAGCGGTCGGCGTCCACGGCCGACCGAGACGCGCTGGAAGCGGCTGTGGCCTCGGGCAGTAGCGGGCAGGTGGCACGGCTCGTGCTCGGGCCTGCGCTGCCGCTCGTGGCGCTCACGACCTTGCCCAACGTGTCGGCTCCCGGCGCACTGGGCGCGCCCAGTGTGACCACACCGTCAGAGCGGGCGGTAATCCGCACCGTGGCACAGGCGTACACGACGGCCGAGCGGGTGGGGGAGCGGTTTTTGCCCAAGCCGCCGGGTGGGGGGTTCCCGAACGTAGTTTCGGGAACCCCCCAAGGTCCGCTGATCATTCTGGACGCGCCAGGCTCGCCAGCGGCGGCGGCACGGGCCACCGCCTATGCCAATGACGCCGTGACCTATCTCCGCGCCGAAGCGGTCGCAGGGGTCACGGCAGCGGTGCAGGCGGGGCTGGAAGCGGGCGTCAACCCGCGTGAGGTCGCGCGAAGCATTCGCGCCGTCGTCGGCCTTGGCGAGGCGCAGGCCGCGTGGGTGGCGAACCTCCGCGCGGAACTTGTGGCGGGAAAGCTGGAGCAGGCGCTCGACCGCAAGCTGATCAACGGCACGCTGCGCCAGACCATCGCCGCGCGCCTCCGAAACGGGAAGCGGCTCACGCCCGCTGAAATCGACCGGATCGTGATGGGCTACGGCGACAAGTGGCGGGCGTGGCACGCAGAGTCCGTGGCGCGGACCATGACGCTCGACCTTTTGCGGGGCGGGCAGATCCGCGCGGTGCGCGCGGCCATCGCGCGAGGGGACTACGACGGGCTGCGGGTAACCAAGCAATGGGTGACGCGGCTTGACGGGCGCGAGCGGGACAGCCACCGCGCGCTGGACGGGACCACCCAGCCGATCAACGGGTTTTGGTACGACGACGGGGTGCTGCGAGACGTGCCTGGCGGGTGGAACTGCCGGTGCGCGTTCCGGGTGAACCTTGCGTTCTCGGACTGACGTGTCCAGACTGTTCCTTGACCCATCCACTCTCCACCACCATATTGATACCACCATGCCTCTCCCTGTTTTCGATTCTCTCGACTTGGTCCCTGAAGCCTTCCGTAGCGAATACGAGATGGTCGATGGCAAGGCGCAGTCCAAGGATGTCGCGAAGCTGACCTTGACGCTCGCGAAGGTCCGCAGTGACCTCGACGCCGCGACCAAGCTTGCGAAGGACGCCGAGCGCGCCGCGAAAGACGCCGACTTGAAGAAGTCGGGCATCTCGGACGAGCAGCTCGCGGCACTCCGCGCGGACTTTCAGGCCCAGTTGGAGCCAGAGCGCGAGCGAGCATCAAAGGCAGAGGCCGCATTGCGTGCGCTTCGTCTGGACGACAAGGCCAAGACGCTGATGGCTTCAAAGGAGGTCGGCGTCCTGCCGCACCGGATCGAGACGCTGTGGAAGCTGGAAGGCCACCTGCTCGACCTCTCGGACGGCGGGACACTGATGGTGAAGGATGCGCCGCAGGCTGACGTGACGAAGACGCTCGCGGGCTTGGTGACCAAGTACCCCGAATTCTTTGCTGCGCCTGTGGCCGCTGGTGGCGGCGCAAAGCCCTCAACCGGGCCGACGGGCGCATCGCAGGTGGATCTGCAGAAGCTGCTCGAGAGCAATCCGGTGGAACTGCTGCGGTACGCGAACGCGAACCCCAAGGCCGCGTAAGTCGCACTCGCGCGGTGTGACACCGCGCGCATGATGGTGCAGGGCGTCGAGTGATTCGACGGAGAGCAAGACGAAGTCGCAGCGTGATGCTGCGCCGCACCACGCACTCGCGTGCGATGCGCTCCGACATCGAATCACTGGACCCCTTTCATGGCAATTACGCTCACTGAAGCGGCCAAGCTGGCGCTCGCAGGTGGTGAAGTGAAGAAGGCTGCGGTCATCGCCAACTTCGCTTCTGCCTCGGAATGGCTTGCCGCCATGCCGATTGATTCCATCTCTGGCAATGCCTACGCGTACAATCGCGAAGGGCAGTTGCCTGGTGTGGCCTTCCGTGGACTCAACGAGTCGTACACGGAATCGACCGGCATCATCAACCCGCTGACCGAAGCCCTCAAGATTGCCGGTGGCGATCTCGACGTGGATGTCGCGACGGTGAAGATGATGGGCCCGAACGTGCGCAGCGCGCACGAAGCCCTCAAGGCCAAGGCGCTCGGTCAGGAACTGAGCCGCGTGATGATCAAGGGTGACTCCGAAGTCAACGCGCGCGAGTTTGACGGCCTGCAGAAGCGCATCACGGGCGCGCAGTTGATCAGCAACGGTGCCACCTCGGGTGGCGATCCGCTCTCGCTGATCAACCTCGACGCGACCATCGACGCGGTCGTCGGCGCAACGCACATCCTCATGTCGAAGGCCATGCGCCGTCGCATGACCGCTGCGGCGCGCTCCACTACGATTGGCGGCAACATTCAGTGGGCCGTGAACGAGTTCGGCCGTCGCGTGATGATGTACAACGACCTCCCGATCCTCGTGCCGTATCCCGGCAACGACGGCACGGAGCCGGTGGCGTTTGACGAAGCCGCTGCCTCGGGCGGTTCGACGGCCACGTCGATCTACGTCGTCAATTTCGGCGAGATGGGCGTGAAGGGCATCCAGAACGGCACGATGGACGTGCGCGATCTCGGAGAGCTCCAGACCACGCCGGTCCTCCGCACGCGCGTGGAGTGGCTGATGTCGATGTGCATCGAACAGGGCCGCGCAGCGGCTCGTCTGTACGGCATCAGCAACGCGGCTGTCGCCGCCTAATCCGAGACTCCTCAGATGCCCATCAATCATAAGTCGTTCACGTATGACCACTCGCTGCTGCTCAAGGCGAGCGCAGCGGTCACCGCAACAGCGGCGTCAAACATCCTTGACCTCGGCGCGTCACGCACCGACGTGCGGCTCATCGTGGACGTGTCAGCAATTGACACGACAAGCGGCGACGAGTCGTATCGACTGCGCGTGCAGGTGTCGAACTCAGCCACCTTCGCCTCGGGCATCTTCTGCCCCGTGACGCTGGAGTTGGGCGACAGCACGGTGACCGGCAACTCGGCAGACAGTGCCACCGGCCGGTACGAGGTGCCGTTCTCGAATGAAGTAAACGGCGTGACCTACCGCTATGTCCGCGTCAACCAGGTGATCGCAGGGACGACGCCGTCGTACACGGCCGCGATCTACATCGTCAAGGAGGCGTGACGTGAAGTACGCACCTGAGTCATCCCAGGTGACGGTGCGTGAACGGGCCACCGGAGCGGAAATGCTTCGGTGGTCAGTGGACGCACGCGAGTTGGTCGCGACGGGGCACTTTGAGTATGTCGTCGCTGATGCTGCGCCGGTTTTGCCGGTCGTGGAAGAGCCGGTCGTTGTTGCGCCGGTCGTGGAAGAGCCCACGAAGGGCAAGAAGTAGTGCCGTCGGCCATCGTCTCGACGGTGGGCGGCTCGGCCAGCAACAGTTACCTGTCGCTGGCCGAACTGCTCGTCCTCTTGGACGATGGCCCCAACGCGGGGCTGGTCAGCAGCACCACAACGGCTGACCAGACCCGTGCGCTGTTGCAGGCGACGGCCCGACTCGACTTGGAGTCGTGGACCGGCGTGCGGGTCAACCAGACGCAGAAGCTGGCATGGCCGCGCAACTACGCAGTCGATCCCGACAAGACGAACACGAACGTCGGGTCTACTTACGCACGGCCATACGATATGGTCGTGTACTTGAATGCCAGCACGATCCCCGACCGCATCCGCAGCGCGTGTGCCGAGCTTGCGGTGGTGATCTTGCAGGCGGGCAGTGGCGTCGATCCGTTCGCAAACGATCCGTCACGCGACATCTTGATTGAGCGCATCGGTTCGCTGATGACGCAGTACCGCAACGAGTCCCCGCAGCGAGAAGACGCGTTGAGCAAGTGGCCTCGCGTGTGGCGCGCCATCGAACCGCTGCTGGAGTCTTCGCAAGCCAATAAGGTCGAGCGCAAGTGAACGTCCGGTCGATCAACGCGATGCTGAAGCGCAACGATTCCGCCATCGTCGCGGTGCGCCCCGGCGCGCAGTGGCTAGATTCGGACTCGGGCGAAGTATCGCAGTTGCCCAACGCGGAAGTGCGTGTCGCGGGCGTGGTGCTGACGGCTGATCCGCCGGACGATATTTCGTCTGCGCAAGGGCTGTCGAAGCGCCGCGCTATCGTGTACCTCGCCGCCATCGACAGCACGGGCGCGGCCTTTGTGCCGACGCTCGGGATGCAGATCACGACGCTGGGCCAGACGTGGACGCTCAACGCGATCACGCCGCTGACGCAGCGTGGCGTGCCGCTCGTGTACGACGCGCGGGCGGTCGCATGAGCTTCGGTGGCGACCTGAAGAAGTTCTCGTCATTGGTTGAGGCGCGTCAGACGGATGTGCTCCGCATGGCCGCGAACGAGGTCTACAACAGCGTGTCGGTTGGCAGCGACATCGTCGGCAGCGGAAAAGGCACGCCCGTGGACATTGGCAATGCGCAAAACTCGTGGCGTGTGGAAGACGGCGACGCGCCTGCGACTGGCCGTTTGGAAAAGAACCACGGCCCTGAGATCGGCCTTGCGGCGCGCGCGAGCCTCGCATCCATGCGCCTCGGCGACATCAAGTCGATCATCGGCGGCGCGATCTACATCGCAAGGCTAGAAGACGGCCACAGCAAGCAGAACCAAGGATGGGTGGCCCTCACGCGTGCCGCGTGGCCGCGCATCGTGCAGCACTTCGTCGCGAGCGTCAAGTGAGCATCACGACTACCCGCCGCGTGCTGCGTCGCCTGTTCGATGAGGCGTGCGATGCCGCTGAGATCCTCAAGCAACATCGCCAATATCAGTCGCTGCGCTATAACGCGCCGGACCCACTGGTGCTCTGGGCGCGCGAATTGCTGACCCCCGGCGCAAACCAGAGTTCGGGTGGCGGCACGACGCTTGGCTTTGGCACGTATCGGATTGATCTCTTCGCGCCGACCGGCGCTGGCACGCGGCTCATCGATGATGCCGCACAACTCGTGCGCGCGGCATTTGCGCCAGGCGCAAAGGGCACGACGGACGGCCTCTGGCTTGCCATCGACTCCGCGTCGGTGCAGGCGCTGTACCAAGACGACCGCACGATCACGCAGGCCATCGCGGTCGTGTACCGCACTCATACCTTTTCAGGAGCCTGACCGATGGGCGTTAGCTATCAGATTCAGCCCGATGTGATCACGTCGTACCGTGTTGAGACGACCTACGGCACGCTCGCGACGAATGATGCCACCGCGCGTCGGTTCCGCACGAATGCGGGCGGCGGCATGGTGCTCACGAAGTCTCCGATCACGCCCAACGAAATCCGCAGCGACTTGCAGATGGTGCGCCCGCGTCACGGGCCGAAGTCAGTTGCGGGATCGCTTTCGGGCGACCTGTCGCTGACCAGCTACGATCCGCTGCTGGAAGCGGCCTTCCGCGCAACGTACAGCGCACCGCTTGTGTCTGCGTCGTTGACATCAAGCTATGTGCAGTCAACCGGCATCTGGACGCGCGCCACCGGCAGCTTCGTCGGTGAAGGCTACAAGGTCGGCGATGTCGTCACGGTGACAGGTGGGGTAAACGCTGGAGTCCCCGTGATCCTTGTGGCGGTCGGCACGACCACCGCGACAATCGGCAACCGGACAGCATGGGCCGACCAGACCTCGGTGGCCGGTGTCGTTGCCACGCGCCCCAAGAAGTTGGTGGCTGGCAGCACGCCTGTGCTGCGCGGCTTCAGCATCGAGCACTGGGAGTCTGGCGCAACAAACTCGGAGCGGTTTACCGGCTGCCGCGTGTCGTCGTTGGCGTTCAACCAGCCGCCGGAAGGCACTGTCTCAGTGGACTTCGGGTTCATGGGTCTTGACCGCGTACTAGGGACCGGCCGCTACTTCACCAGCGCGACGGAGTCCACAACCGCGCCGATGGCGTCGGTCGATGCCATCGTGTGCTACAACAACGCGCAGGTGCTCACTCTGCAGAACATGTCGCTGTCGCTTGACTTGCAGACGGCGGCTCCGTTTGTGATCGGTGCAACGACTGCGCCGAACGTGTTCGATGGCGTGCAACAGGTGGCGGCGAAGCTGACGTTCATGAAGACCGCGCAGGCGAACGTCACCGCGTTCCAGAACGAGTCGGGCCCGTTCTCCATGCAGGTGATGTATCGCGAGCCTGGCACCAACGGGTTCATCGCGCTGAACATCCCGGCGTTTACGCTGGGCAGCGCCACCCCGCCTGAACGCATCGGCACCTCGGGTCCGCAGTTGGAAGAGATCGACCTGCTCATCGGCGTGGCGTCTGGCTCTGATCGCGACGCCGCGATGATCACGCTCTGCACGAGTGCGGCATGATCTCGGTCCCGTTTGCATTGGGCACAAACGTCACGTCAGACCTCCCGCTTTCGGATGAAGAGCGGGGGATGCGGCTTACGCATGAAGACGGGTCGGTCGTCACGCTCACGCTGCGCTGGCCGGATCATCCGGCCGTCGCACCGGCACGTCTGCGCATGTTCGCCGCGCAGACGGTGCTCGAGCGCGACGCGATGCAGCCAGACGGCTCGCAGCGCGAGGATGTTGAGCCAGAGCGGCTGGTGGAACTTGCGCTGCCGCGTGATGCGGCTCTGCGCGAGTACGCCGCTGCGCTGGTGGTCGGCTGGTCCGTGGCGGATCCCTGCACGCCGGACGCGGTGCTGGCGCTCTTTACCCGCGCGCCGTTTGTGCTGACGCTGGTGCTCAAGGCCGCGAATGAGGGTGACCGTTTTTTGGCACCGTCGCTGCGGCTCTCCGCGCCAGAGTCGCAGCCGGTGTCCGAGCCAGCCAGCGCATGAAGGATGGCCGCACGGCCGGTGAGCACGTTCGCAGCTACGCGAAACGTGATCCGGTCGGCGGCGCAGCCGCACTGCGCGACGTGACGCCTGGTCCGATTCCAGCGTGCGCCGTGCTGGCGGTCGAAGCGTTTGAGATGTTGTCCGCCACGCGGGGCGGCGGGATGAGTGGGCCGAAGCCGATCACGCTGTCGGATGTGCAGAGCTATACCGTGATGCTACAGCAGCCGCTGTCGCCACGCGAGGTGCGCTGGGTGCTCGAGCAGGACGCGGCGTACCTCTCAACGGTTGCGGAGACGATGGCGAATGTCTGACGAGATCGCACGGCTCAAGATTGTCATCGACGGCAGCCAAGCCGGTGCCGCGTCATCGGCGCTGACGACGCTGACGGCGAGCGGGATCTCGACGGAGAAAACGCTGGCGGCGCTGCTGGCGACGGCACAGGAAAGCGCAACTGCCCAGCGCGGCATGGCGGCAGCGGTGCGGGCCAACGATTCGTCGCTGCAAGCGATGGCGTCGGCCACGACAACGGCTGCAGCAGATCAGCGAGGGCTGCTGCAGGCGCTGCTCGCGACCGCGCAAGGCGAGGCCGCAGCGGCTAAGGCGGCGCGTGATCTGGAAGCGACGCTGCGGGCAGGGCGGGTGGCCGCAGCAGCGGCAGCGGCGGAGAAGCGGAAACTCACGCAAGCGGCTCGTGAGGCGGAAAGGGCCGAAAAGGCGCAAGCGGATGCCGCCGCCGCCGCCGCGCGCACGGTCGCCAAGGAGGCGCGTGACGCGGCGAAGGCGCTCAAAGCCGCGCAGAGTGCCGCAGGCGACACGAGTGGGTTCGACAGGTTGATCAGCAAGGGCATTGCGCTGGTGGGAGTGTACCAAACGCTTCGCACCGCTGCGAGGTTTATTGGCGAATCAGCCGAAGTTTACAACCGCGCGGGGCAGCGCCTCGCGCTGTACACGACGAGCGCGGCGCAGTCGGCGGCGGTGCAGAAGGACTTGCTGAACGCCGCAAACGCGACCGGCACGTCGTTTGCGGCGAACATTGAGTTGTACTCGCGGCTGGCTTCGGTGTCGAAGCAACTTGGCGCAAGCCAACAAACGATGGCGGTAGCGACGAAGGCTGTCTCGGCGGCGCTCGCGATCAGCGGCGCGACGGCATCGGAAGCCGCATCCGCGAGCACTCAGCTATCACAGGCGCTCGCGTCTGGGCGGCTCCAAGGTGACGAGCTCCGTGCGCTGACCGAAAACGCGCCACGCCTCACGAAGGCGATTGCGGATGGCCTCGGCGTCAGCACGGACGCGCTCCGGAAGCTTGGCGCAGAGGGCGAACTCACGTCAAAGAAAGTGTTCGCTGCGCTGCTGTCGCAGACGCAGACGCTGGCGTTGGAGATGGAGAAGCTGCCGAAGACGGTGTCGCAGGGGTGGACGATCTTCACCAACTCCGCAGGGGCGGCGGTCGCGGCGCTTGACAAGCAGATCGGCGCGTCACGGTGGCTGGTGAAGTTTTTGATGCAGGCAGGGGACGTTGTGCTAGGCTTGACGGACCCTGAAGCGTTGATCCAAGAGCGGTCGCGCAGAAAGGCGATGCCGAAGACGGCAACTCAGGCGGCAGAGCAGATCAACGAAGCCTCGACGGCGCTGGCACAGATCTCTGCGCGTCAGACGGAGAATACCATCGCACTTGCTAAGGCTCGGCAAGACTACCTGAACAACGTGCGCGGCTCCACAATCGAACTACGCCGCCTAAAGGAAGAACAGGAAGACCTTGCCAAGTTTTCCGCAGGTTGGCGTGGCACCCGTCAGGCTGGCTTCGACTTCTTCGCGGCTGGCGGCGGCATCAACCCTGCTTTTGCTGGCAAGGACGCGCCGAAGCCAGCCACGGCATCTGAGACTCGTCGGCAAGCCGCAGAGGCGCAGGCAGCGGCCAAGGCGGCCGCGCGCGAGGACATCGCGGACCAGCAGGAACGTCTCGACATGTTGAAGGACTATCGCGAGCTCCTTAACAACATTCATGATGACGCGACCAAGCGTGGCAAGCGCCCCGGAGAAATGCCTGGCATCAGCGTAGACCTCCCCGACATGGACGAGGTGAAGCGGCTGCAGTCGCAGGCGGATTCACTGACTGCGCTGGCGAAAGCGGAGACGCGCGCCGAAGCCACGGCACAAGCTCTCGCGAACGGGCTGCAGCGCAGCATTGCGGACGGCATCACGAACGGGTTTCTTGATGGCGCAAAAAGCTTTGCCGCGTTCGGCGAAAACCTGAAGCGGACGATTATCAGCGCGATCAGTGAGTCTATCGCCAACGACCTCGTCGTCAGCATAATGGGCGGCCGAGAAGGTGGTGGGTTGCGCGGGCTCATGAGTGGCCTTGGCGGGCTCTTCGGGAAGAAGGGTGCGGCGGCAGGAGCGGCACAGGCTGGCGCGGCTTCGACAGCGGCAACGACCGGCGGCGTCGCCTCGTTTGGCGGCATTGGCTTAGGTCTCGCAGGGCTGGGCATTTTTGCTGGGTCGCAGATCCTCAACTTGTTCAAGCCCGACAAGAATCAGGGCTATGGCACGTTCATGCCGGGGCAGTCGATCACGCCGCAAGCGGAGGTCGCACGCGCAGGCACGTACAACGCGCCCAGTGGCTTCAATGCGGGCGCATACCGCTTTGAGGCCGGTCGGCCTAGCAATACCAATGTGACGGGGAACACGATTGTCGTGACGCTGCCGGAAGGCACGCCTCGAGAGCAGGCGGAAGCAATGCTGCGCGAGTTTGAACGGCTCGCGCGGGCGCAGGGCCTGCCTGCTGGCACTTTGCCCACGAGCCAAGGATGATCACTGTCGCGGGTGTCTCTTATGCGATGCAAGCGCCTTTCCGCGAAACGATTGAGCGGATCGGCGAGCAGGACCGCGCGTTTGACGGCGGACTGTATTCACAGGTCCGCGTTGAGAAGCGGCGCTGGTCTGGCAGCACGTCGTTCCTGACGAACGCACAACTCGCCACACTCAAGTCGAACACCGCGCTGGATGCGGTTGTCACGGTCGTAGATACCATTCGCAGCATTACGATCAGCGCAATGGTGCGCGTCGAGCCAGAGCTTGGCATTGGCGCGCTCTGGACAGCGGCGCTCGACATCCGAGAAGTCTGATGGCGCGCACACTCAGCGGTGGCGAACGCACAACCCTCGCGGGGCAGCGCGTCGCGCATTTCCTGCGCGTGCAGGTCGCAAACCATGTCGGCACGCTGGTTGATCTGCGGACAGTCAACAGCGCCGACTACCAACTCAATGCCACCATCGTCAGCGCGGTTGACACGCCTGCGGACACGGCGACAGTCGTTGTGCGCGCAGGCCGCAGCACAGGCAGTATTGCGCCGCTGATGGTCACCGGCACGATCAGCAGTGCAGGGAGGCTGCTCGACGTGGGGCGTCGGATCGTCATCGACGTGGCGACGCTGGCAATCGGCAGCACGCCGTCAGGCGGAGATTGGAAGACGGTCTTTGATGGCACTATCGACACCGTGTCGCAGGGCGACGGGCAGCGCATCACGCTGTCTTGCCGCAATAAGATGCTGCCGATCCTCGACGCGTCGTTCACTGGGACGACCACGGTGCTCAGTGCATCGGCGGAGAGCATGATCGCGTCACTGCTGTCGTTGGGAATGTCTAGCCCCCCGACAGTGGTCACGCCTTCATCGCCTGGCTGGTCGCCAGCCGCGATCAAAGTCCCGCGCGGGGATTCAATTTGGCAACTAATCTCGCAGATTGCCGATCAGATTGGCTGGCTGATCCGATACCGATGGAACGGCAACACGCCAGAGCTCCGATTCTACGCGCCCAACCGCTCCCTCGCGTCCGCTGACTGGACGCTGGCCGCGTCTGAAGTTGCGGCAGTGCGTGAGGCGGCGCTTGACCTTGCTTCAGTGCGGAACGACGTGCAGGTCGGCTATCGCACGTCGCCAACCGGCACGCTGCTGATTGCGTCGGCATCTGACTCCGCGAGCGTCACGGCCTACGGTACGCGCCGGTTGATCATTGATGAAGAATCTTCATCGCAGATCGATACGCTTGCCGAAGCGCAGGTGATGGCTGACGCGATCTTGAGCGACCTCAAGGTGCCGCCGTACTCGCACACGCTGACGCACCGCCACGCGTTTTGGGCGGTCGAAGTCGGTGATATCGTCGATGTCGCGGCGAACGGCGTCACGCACGACGCGACGCAGCGGCTGGCCGTGGTCGGCACGGAGCTGGCACTGAGCAGCGGCGGCGGATCCATGACGCTGCGGCTGCGCGGCGCACCCGCGTCGCGCACGTCGTCGTGGCTGACGCTGGGCGGGGCAGGCGACCCGCTGCCGCCCGCGCTCGTGGCGCGCGTGCTCACGCAGGGCGACGGGACGCGCACGCGAGTGCAGGTGGACACGGTGCCAGCGGGCGGCACCGTGCAACTGCTGTCGTCTACGGCGACCCGGCTGGCTGGCCTCACGGCGGGGACATCTGGCAGCGCACCGCAGACGTGGGACTTCGAGCGGCCAGCATTCGGGGCGGGGCAGCGCAGCGCCGAGTTTCGCGGCGAGGTGGCTGGGCTGTCGGATGACGATGCGGTGGTCATCGAGGAACAAGGCCGGGACACGGTCGCGATTCTGACACGCGCGCGAGTCATATCCATCGGCAGCACCACGTACACCATTCGGGTGAGCGCGAGCAATCCGATTGCCGACGCCGATGGCACAATTACGATTATTAGTCTCGGCGGCATGACCTGCACGATGGGCGGGGCGGCTCGCGTTGAGTCGCCTGCGAGTGTGAGCACCGACACCGTCACGGTCAGCACGACTGACGGATATTATGGGGCTATCGGTGGTGCTGCTGCTGTGGCGTTCCGCGATTACGTCGTGACGCGGCCTGCCATCGGGGCGCAGCCTGCGCGGTTTGGCGTGCGCGTCACGGCCTCGGGGATGTCATGGGATGCCGACGCGGTCGATGTCGAGCCGCAACGGCAAGCAACGCCTGGGCGGATTGAACTTGTTGCGCCAGCACAATCAGGTGCCGATTACGAAGTGCGCTGGCGTCCGGCGCTAGCCGATAACGGGGCGTTCGGGTCGGTGTCTGAACTGTCAGCGCGAGCCATTCGCACGCCAGCAGGCGGTGGCGCGCCAACGTCAAGTACGTTGAGCGTGAATTACGACGTTCCAAATAATTGGTTCTGGGCGACACTGACTCGCGTTTCCCGTGACGGATACAGCGTCGTACTCGGAGTTCTGCCTCAAGGCGTGACTGCGCTGACGGAAATGACGTTTGCGATCCCGACCTACTACGCGCCCGGAACGGGCGACGACACGCCTCGCATTCAATCAATCAGTGTGACCAACACTGGCACATCAAGCACGGCGGGTGACCTGCGCGTGGTGTTCGGCGGCATCAACCTGCCGTCCGGCGGCTCGTACCGGCTTTCTGTTGATAACTCGACGTTCGTGTCGGCAAACGTGTTCACTAGCGCATCGTCGCCGGTCACGATTTTGTCAGCGGAAGCCTACACCGACGGGGTCTCGCCGCCGTCTGGGAAGTCGTCCGACCGCGCGAGGGGGGTGCTTGAGATGCTAGACTCTGGCGGCGCGACGGTCGATTCGCGCGCGATCCCTTACAACGAATTCTTCGGCATCATCTGATGATCCCTGACACCGTATTCGTGGCGACATCCGCTGCGCCTGCCTCGCGCGATTGGGCCGTGCAGCTCTTGGCCGGGATTGCCATAGCCCTCGCCTCGTGGGCGCTGAGTCGCAGCGTTGAGCACGGGCAGCGGCTGCAGAAGGTCGAGACGTTCACTGGCTCGGAGAACGGCGAAGGCCTGAGCGCAAAAATCGACAAGATCGAGGCGAGCGTCGAGCGCATTGCGGTCAACACGCAGACGGTCGCTCTCAGCGTCGCGCGGATGGAAGGGCGCGGCGAATCCCACCCGCACTCGTGAGGTTGCCATGCAGATGAACCTGAAGCTGACCCTGAACGCCATCGACGCGGGCACCTACGATTGGCAGCGCATCGGCGGCGTGGTGCTCGCGGCGTGCGGCATCATCGAAGGGCTGCACCATGTGCCTGATCGCTTGCCGCCGATGCTGGTCCCGATCATCGCGACAGCAGAGCCGTGGACGTTCCTCGTCGGTTTTGTTGCGACGGCGGTGCTCGTCAAGGCGGGCAAGCCGGTGCTGGTGCGGGACGACGCGTGACGCTCGACACGATCCCGACGCCGGTCCCGACGCCGAACCACGGGCCGCAGCGCACGCAGACGGCATTATGCTGCTGGCATAGTACCGCTGGCGGGTCGGCGCTGTCGTCGGCGCAGTGGATCGCCCGCCCGAACAGCGGCGCGGGCTACCACTACCTGATCGAGCGCGACGGCAGCGTGATCGCCTCGACGCCGCTCGGGGTCACGGCCTACCACGCGGGCGTCAGCGCATGGCCCGTGCCGCCCGCTGGCGTCCCCGCTGGCGTGTCGATCAATCGCCGGTCGGTTGGTGTCGCCTTCGCGAACAAGAACGACGGCAGCGAGCCGGTGACGCCCGCGCAGATCAACGCGGCGGTGGCGCTGGCGGTGCTCTTGGCGGCACGCTATCCGGCGTTGGCGTCACCATCAGCGCACATCCGGCACCGCGACTGCGCGCCGGGTCGCAAGTCAGATCCGCTGCCTGAGGCGCTCCACTGGCCAGCGTTCGTGGCCCGACTCACGGCGGCGCTGTGAACCTCCTGCCCATCCTCCGCCACCGCGCCACATGGGGCATTGCCGTCGCGCTCGGCGTGCTCGTGGCGTGTGCGTGGCACGGGCACAACAAGTACGAGCAAGGTGTGCGGGACACGCGGGCGGACGCGCTGCGGGATGCTGTTGCGGCCCGCGCGGTGGCAGATTCGGTTGCCGATTCGCTGCGCACGGCGCTGACGGCGGCGCGGGGGCGCATCGATACCGTGCGCGTGGCCGTGACTCGGACCGAGGTGCGGACCCGCGTCGCGGTGACGCGCCTTGACGACGCCATTGCCACGGCGGACACAACCTGCGAGGCGCTGGCTCAAGCGGCCGCTGATGCCGCAACAGCATGGCGTGACGAGCGGGACACCCTCACCGCGCTCGTGACCGCCCAGGACCGCGCGCTGATGATCGCGGGCGACCTGCAGGCGACCGAACCAGCACGCCTTGCGGACGCCCTCCGCGTCGCGCTGGCCGAGCAGCGTCGCACGTTCCGTCCGCCGTCCCGCCTCCGCTGGCTGTCAGTGGGGGCGATTATTGGCACGGCTGTCACCCTCGGGGTGCGGTAGCTATGCACAACGGCCGCTGGGCACGCAAGGCGCACGAGGCGCTGACCGCCGCGCTCCAGCGTCCGCACATGATGCCGTCCGAGCCGTTCGACCGCTCGCGGCTGGCGCTGTGGCTGTGTCGCTGCGGCACCTACGGCGTGTGGAACGCTCCGGCGAACACGGTGTGCCGGACGTGCGGGGCGGCGCGTGCGTAGTCATTGCGTCTTGTGCGGCACTTCGTTTGACGACGTATTGCGCAGCCCGCAGCCGTGCCAGTACGCCCGTTCTGGGTTTGTCGTTTCACGTCGATCTTGGTGCGTAGTGTGCGACACACTCGACGCGCCAGTGCGGGCGACGCGAGCGATCTCGCGGCTGCGGGCTGTTGCAGAACGAGAAACGCGGCGCGCCTACCTTCGCGACTACAACGCGCGGCCGGAAGTTCGTGAGCGAAAGCGGCAACACGACGCAGCGCAACGGTTCGCAACCCGCAAAAGCTTTCGGTGCGCGACATGCCGTGGGCGCTTTGCCGGGAATCGCGAAGCGTACCGCATTATCGACGGCGTGCGCGTGCGGCTAAACCTGTGCGCGTTTTGTGCAGAGCAGCAGTACGGGCTAGCCAAAGGCAAAGCGCCTCACATTGGATGGGCCGCGTACATGCGTGAACGCCGCGCGCGACAAAACGCAATACGAGGAAATGCCGACACGGCATGAAGTGCGCAGCGTCGGTCCTTCTCGTGAAGGTTGCCCGGCAGGTAGGACGTCCCATCCCCGGCGCTGCACTCCCTTTCGCCTCATTGCTATGCGCCTCCTCCTCCTCGCCCTCGTGCTCGCCGCGCCGGTGTCCGCACAGACCGCCGTGCGTGACCTGCCCAACCCATGCGCGCTGGGGCCGGGCATCGGCCAGTGGCTTGACGCGCCGCAGATCGGCGCCATTGATGTCGAGCGGCGCGACGAGACACGGTTTGTCGCCGCCGACGGCACCTGCCGCGCGGTGGTCACCCTGCGTCGCACGGATGCAGGCGACCGCTACCTCGTCGCGTGGCCGCCGTGCCGAGGGGCGCAGTGGCGCATCCACCCAACGCTCTACGTTCACCGCGCGAGTGCGCTCACCCGCGCCGCGCAGCCACCGGCCTGCCCGTGATCGCGATTGCGTTCCGCCGCTCCGTCCCGCTGACGTTCTGGTCGCAGGTCGTGCGGTTGTTCGCGGGCGCGCCCGTCCACTGTGCCATTGTGCTGCCGGACGGCACCGGCTGGGAAGCGCAGCTCGGCGTCGGCGTGCAGCCAGTGTTCGTGCCGCCCGATGACGCCGACTGGGAACGCGTCCCCGTACAGGCAAAGGCGCTGACCGCGATCCGCTTTGCGCATCGGCGCGCTGGCGCGCGCTACGACCTGCTCGGCGCGGTGCTCTACGGGACGCCGCTCACATCGCGGGACCGCTGGACCTGCTCGGAGCTGTGCGCGGAGGCGCTCGCAGAAGCGGGCGCACCGCTCTCGATTCTTCCCGCCGGACGCACCCCGCGCCGACTGCGCGCGTGGGCGCTGGCGCACACACACACGGAGACGCCGCATCATGCCGTATGACCTGAATACCGTCGCCCACGGCGACAGCCTCGCGTTCCTGTCCACGACGTTCCCATCGACCGCTGTCCTCGAGGTCCGCACTGGTGCGCCGCCTGGCGTCGCCAATGCGGCCACGGGCACGCTGCTGTGGACGTTCACCCTTGCGAGCGGCTGGGCCGCCGTGTCGGGCGTCTCACGCTCGTTGGCCGGGGTGCCGCTGACGGCGAACACGAGCAACGCGGGCACGGCAGGCCACTTCCGGCTGCGGAACGCGGGCGACACGGCGCGCATCGAGGGCAGCGCGGGCGTGCAGGTTGTGATCGCGACCAATGCGCTGACGGCGGCCAACGGCAACGTGCTGAACTTCGCGGCCACGACGGGCGTCGTCGTCGGCATGAACGTGTCGGGCACTGGCATCGTGGCCGGGTCGTCTGTCATCGCCGTGACCGGCACGACGGTCACGCTCTCCATGAGCAGCACGGCGGGCGTGTCGAGCGCAGCGTCGATCACGTTCACGCCCGACCTCGTGCTGGACAACGCCGTGCTCACATCCGGCCAGTCGCTCTCGGTGAACAGCTTCACGATCAGCAGCACGGACAACCAGCCGTGATGTTTTACATCGTCTATCGATCCGACACCGGCGCGATGGTGAGCAGCGGGACGGTCATCGCCACTCCGTTGCCGGACGGCCTCGCCGCCGTGCCGTATGAAAGCGCGCCAGACTTCGCGCTGGTGCAGTGGGACGCGACGCAGCGCATGCTCGTGCCACGTCCTCCGCGCGTCCGCTCGACCATCTCGCGGCAGACGTTCATGGATCGACTCGGCGACGCGTGCTTGGTCGCGGTCCATCTCGCCGCACAAGGCACGACAGGGCAGGCGGCGGCGCTCCGCGCGTGGCTGCTGCGCTTTCAGGTGGTGAGCGACATCGACGTGCTCGACCCGCGCACGATTGCGGGGGTCGATGCGCTGATCGCAGCCGGGCTGCTTGACGCCGCGCGTCGGGACGCGGTGCTCGCGACGGTGCCGATGTGAGTAACTGGCCGCTGGTGCGAGTCGATGCGTCAATGGTGGCCTCGACGTATGTCGATAACGACAACGTCGATGTCCTGCTGACGCCGTCGGCCACCGCGCACGCGTTGAGCAGTTATGTGCAGCTGACGGCGAATGCGCCGAGTGCGGAGGGGCTCGTGTTGTCCGTGTCGCCAAACGCGGATACGGGCGGTCGGTATCTCGTGACCATTGCGACCGGCGCGAGTGGGTCCGAGGAGCCGCTCGTGTCGAATCTGGCGATGAACATTCTCGGGTATCGCTCGCCCTACGCGCTGCAGGCGTATCTCCCGATCCGGGTCCCGGCGGGTCGCCTCGCCGCCGCATGCCGGTGCAGCATCGGCGGCGCTCCGAACGTGGCGGTCGCAGTCTCGCTCGTGCGCAGCGGCGCGCTGTACCCGGTCGGATATCACCGATGCGACACGTTCGGCGCGGACACGACGACCACGAGCGGCACGACAACGATTACGGGCGCGTATGGCGGCGGTGCGCGAGTGGAGTTCGTCGCCAGCACCGCGCGAGCGTATCGCGCGTGGGGCGTGAGCTTCGGGTCGGTCAGCGACACGGGTGGTATTGCGCTGATGTCGCTGTACGTCGGCGCGAGCGGGTCTGAAGTGCGGGCGTCCGAGCGCGTCGGGCTGCCCGGCCAGTGGGGCAACGCGTCTGTCGCGCTGATGTGGGGGCCGTACCCGTGCGCGATCCCGGCGAGCACGCGCGTCTCGCTCGCGTTTGATCGCAATGTCGCCGTCGCGACACCCATCCTTCACCTGTTCGCCTGATGCCTGCCTCAATCGCCAGCGAGAACACGACGACGCCGACGCTCGCCACGGACACCACGCTCGTCACACAGGCGGGGCCGACGGGCGGCGGGTGCTACGTGCTGCACGTTGATGCCGTGAACCTGGCGAACGGGGAGACGCTTACGCTCACGCTGCGGACGCGCGCTCGGCCCGGCGGCACCACCCGAACCGCGTTCAGCGCACCGTATCAGCACACGCAATCCGATCCCGTCAAGATCTCGCCGCTCATCGCCGTGCCGTCCGGCTCGGAGCTGATCGCCGTGCTGCGACAGGACGGCGGCACCGCCCGCGCGTTCCCGTGGGCGCTCATCCGGATCGACGCATGAGCGACCGCCGTCCACTCACCCTCCGCCTGAAACCATAATGGCACGTCTGTGGAAGGATGCGGCCGCGAGCACGCTCGCCAGCAGCATCACGACGAGCACCACGTCGCTCACGCTGGCGACGGGCGAGGGGGTTCGATTCCCTGCGCCGACGGGCCTCGACTTCTTCATCTTGACGCTCGAAGAGGTGGACGGGAGCAACGTCGTCCTCGGGCGCGAACAGGTGATGTGTACCGCGCGCGTCGGTGATGTGCTGACCGTCACGCGAGCGCAGGAGGACACGGTCGCCCGCGCGGCGCCAGCGGGCACCCGCGCCGAGTTGCGTATCACGGCGGCCGCGATGGCGGCGCTCGGTCTGGGGCTGGATGTCTCCAGCACGGCGCTGGCAAG